CCATTATACCTATTTTGCAGTTAATTAATAGATTAAAAGCAGAGAGAGAGTGTGGTGGACGTCTCTCCCCGCCAGTCTATTATATAGACTATTTTGTTGGTTTAGTCAACTTAACACCTTTGAACCAAGCAGGTATGCCCAGTAAAGGTCTTTTATCTAAAAAATTTTCTTTAGCTATTTTAGAGTTAGCTTTATTGTAGTGTAAAAATACTTGACCACAATCTTTACCTTTAAACTCTTCTCGCCAATGTTCTAAATCACAACCAGAGTAGATTAACATATCACCTGGTTTTAAAGTTATCTTAATTCCTGCCTGACCTTTTTTACCTGTTGGGTCTAAATATATTGGCCATGGATCACCACCTAAATTTAATGTCGTAGATATTTCACATGAGTATCTATCTTTATGTCTAGCTAACACATCACCTTCTTTATATATTCTTGCATAAGAATAAGTAGGACTTAATTTTAATCCAGTATGTTTTTCCATAACTGGTTTTACTTCTTGTAATAAAGTTTCCATCGCAATGTCTGAATAATGCGAATATGTATTTGGAACTTGTTCATCATTCCATATGCCAAAGTATTCTGTAAATGGTGATATGTATCTTTGATCAAATAAAAACTTTGCTACATTTCTTTTATTTAAAAAATATTTGTAAACAAACTCTGCTAACTCTTTTGATATTGCATTTTTTAAAACACTATATTTATTTTTTTTAAACGACATTTAATACTCCTTTTGGTATTGCTTGGCAGTTCCAATGTATAAATCTAAATGGACTATAACCCATATCTACAATGTACTGATGAGGTAAGTATGATGGAAAGAATATCATTCTACCTGGTTTAACTTTATAATTGATTTGCGAACTTGCATAAGTTATTTTTGTTTTATCTTTTTCTGGTAAAAGATTCATGACATTACCTGGTCTTGGATCTTCAAATAAAGGCATTGATGTAGATTCATTTGCTTTTAAAAAATAAAAACCTGATATGTGACCATTCCAATGCGTATGTAAAGTGTGGTGTCCACCACCTTTTTTAGCAAATTCCTGTACCCACATTTCTGTAGTAAATACTTGATATTGAGATAAATCAAAACCCATTTCACCTAATAAATTTTGTGATGTGGCACCTATATAATTTTGTAATTCTGCAAAGTTAGAATCACCAATTAGTGTTGTTGAATGAAACACGTGACCCATATCACCTTTGTCACCAAACTTTTTATTACGTTCATCAATAGCTGGTTTTAAATTTTTTTTGGAGGCCTCAATATATTTGTCTGATGCTTTATTTAGATCATCTACAAACTTAGGTTCATCTGCAAACCATATTGGTGTTGAAAAATATTGTTCTAATTGTAATTGTTGAGGGTAACCTACAACTTCTTTTTTTATTTTTTGTTTTCTAGCTTTAGTTTTTTTCTTTTTCATATTATTTAAATGGCCATCCTAAATTCCAAATAACTAAACTATGTCTTGTTCCTTTTTTAACTGGACATACTCTATGCCATACAAAGCCAGGAAATACAACTAGAGATCCTTTAGGTAATATTTCTGTGCATTTTTTAATATTAGGTTTTTTATCTGGATCTAAATTTCTAAAATCAAACTCTAACTCACCACCTTTATAATCTTTTGGATCTGATAATGTTACTGTTACAGATAGTTTTCTAATTTTGCCGTGTGATGGATCTCCTTGTTGTCTTTGATAAGGTTTATCCCAACCATCACAATGCCAATCATAAAACTGTCCTTTTTCATATTTTGTAAACTGACAAGACTCACTAAAATCCCATTGAAAATTCCAACCTGCACTAGCGTTTGCTGAGTGAACATACGGCTGTATTTCTTTATAAATCCATCTATCATTCATCCAAACAATATTAGAATCTCTTTTCTTTTTTAAATCTTTAATTTGTTTTTGATTTAAATTTTTAACTTGACCATAACCACCAGTTACTGCCATTTGATCTTGTATGGATTTTCCATACTTTACAATGTCATCACAAATCCTAGAAGGAATTGCTGATTTAAAATACCAATAATAATTTGTTAAATTCATATTCTTTCTTTTACCACCATAAAAATAATATATCTATTTTTAAGAAATAGTCAACGTTCCAGAAACTGTAAATGTTGCTACTTTACATCCTCCAGCTGGTCCTGGTAATGTTGCTAAACTGTTAGTTCCTGGTGCAACGCTTGCACTTGTTGATCCAGGAAATCTTGCAATTACAATACCTGATCCACCTGCTCCTGAAGATGTACCACAATAAGGCATACCTGGTCCTGCTGTTGCACCACCACCTCCACCACCAGTATTTACTGTAGCATTTGTACCAGCTGTGCCAGGGAAAGCTCCACCTGCTCCACCACCACCAGCTCCACCAGTACTTTGAACTATAGGATTACCAAATGCAGAATAACCACCACCTCCACCACCAGCGTAAGTTACAGCAGAATTTGTAATTGAGTTTGGTGCTCCAGCTCCTCCAGGACCTGCGTTTGATCCAGTAACATTTGTACCTGGTGCAGTTGCTCCACCACCTCCACCACCAATATTATAACCAGGGCCGGGTTGAACAGCACCACATCCTCCAGGATTTCCTTGAGGAGGAGTTGTTGGAGGACTGTTTCCTAGTCCTTTAACATTACCTGGACTATTACCACCCGAAGCACCACCACCTGAAGCTCCAGTTATTAAAGATGGAGCAGGGGCCGATAAACCAGAATCTTCAGAGTTACCACCACCTCCACCATTTGATGTAATTTTATTTGTTCCTTCTACTCCACAAACATTAAATATTGAACTAGTTCCTTGTCTACCAACTCTATCAGCAATAGGGTTTGATCCTGAACGAGCAGCACCTCCACCACCAACAGTAATTGCGTAAGGACCTGGTGCTAATTCTATATTACTACCTTGTAATGGACTTGGCCCAAAACCAGAAGCTCTATAACCTCCAGCTCCACCACCACCACCTTCTTTTTGTCCACCAGAACCACCACCACCTACTACTAAATAATTTCCTGTTAATATAAATCTTGGCCATGTTCCTTGTTGCTTGGCTTGAAATTGACTTTGCATTGACCACACACCACTTGCTTTACTTAATTCTTTTACTACTACGATTCCTGATCCGCCTGATCCACCATTTCCATTAGGACCACCTATAACTCTTCCAGCACCACCACCGCCACCACCAGTATTAGCAGTTCCTGCCGTTCCATTACCACCTTTAGCACCAGCACCACCACCACCAGCACCACCAGATCCTGCAGGTTGACAAGAACAAACAAATGCACCACCTCCGCCACCACCAGCGTATGTTACTGAACATCCTGTTATTGAATTAGCTGTCCCAGCACCACCAGCACCACCTCCTGCTGGAGTTGTTCCAGCAGCACCAACAGCATTAGCTCCACCACCACCGCCTCCAAAATAATCTGGATTAGGTGCAGAAGCACTAAAACCTATTCCTCCATTATTTCCTTGAGGGGGAGTTGTAGGGGGAGTGTTTCCAGAACCAGCTCCTCCAGAATTGCAAACATTAGATGAGCCACCTCCTCCAGATCCTCCATCATTTCCAGCACTTTTGGCAGCAGGTTCAGGATTATTTCCTCCTCCACCGCCTCCACCACCTTCAGAAGTATAAGTTGTACATCCAATTACTAATGAAGAATTTACTCCATCTGTCCCTTCATTAGATGTGCTTCCAGGTCCAGGTCCACCAGCACCACCTGCTCCAATTGTTGCAGCTCCTAATGCGGTATTACCACATACAGGTATGTTACTAAATTCTCTATATCCGCCTGCACCACCTCCACCACCTGCAGCACAGTTTGTTCCACCGCCACCACCACCAGCTACGACTAAAGTGTCTACGAATCTTGTTCCTGGTTGTGTTGTGACTGCGCTTGGTGAGCTTGATGTTTTAGATGTGACAGTACATTTTCCAAACGAACTCTTATTCGTTTTTCCAATTACTCCACCATTAGATGAGCCAATTTTTGATCTTGGCATTTAAGTGTCCTCCTATTCGGACACCCAAGCTGTGCCATTCCAGTCATAGACTGTTGGTGTTTCCGATTCGTCGTTTGATTTAATTGCTTGCCAACCTGTTGTGTTGTCAGCTTGATATTTTGTTTCATTCCATGAAATTACGTAAGACCATACAACTGGATCTGCACCATCATCTGTAATTGATGGATATGTAATTGGTGCTTGCCAATCGTCACTAGCATCTAATGACCATGAAGCGAAAGGTTGTTGAGATAAAAATTTATCTTTTACAGGATTATATATCATTCCAATTCCTGCATATTGTTTTCTAAAATTATGATTGTAAGAAGTTTGTTTCCAAATACCACCTTTAAAAAAATTAATACACCATGTTTCTCCATCAACATGCATATCATTATTTCCTAAATCTCCTGCTGCTGTAGAAACATCGTTACCAACAACTACTACTCTTTCTACAACTTGATGTGTATCTGATGTAAATCCTGTTGGATCTACTTTTGTTTTTAATTCTGCGAAATGTGCCATTTTTTTACTCCTTAAAAGTTATATTTATATTTTAATATTATTAAACTGTCAACGTTCCAGATACAGTAAAAGTTGCAATTTTACAGCCACCTGCTGGTGCCGGTAAAGTTGTTATAGTATTAGTTCCTGGTGCTGCTGCTAAACTTGGTGGTGCATTTGCTGCTGGTATTCTAAGTACAACTATACCTGATCCACCTGTTCCACCATTACCTGCTGCTGGAGCAGAATCACCTCTTCCTCCACCACCAGCTCCACCACCTGTATTAACTGTACCATTGGTACCATTTCCTCCACTTGGAGTTCCACCAGCTCCACCACCACCATTTCCACCAGCTGCATTTCCAGGGGCAACAAAACCACCACCACCGCCACCACCATAAAATACTGGACTTCCTGTAATTGAATTTTCTTTTCCAACACCACCTGCACCTGCTGTACTAGTTGGAGAATTATTTCCCCCAACTGCTCCTGCTCCACCGCCACCTGTAGAACCGTTTCCAGGGAATGAATATGTTCCTCCATTAAATCCTTGTACAGGTGATCCTGGAGAACTTAATGCTGGTGTATTTCCTTGACCAACTGCTCCTGCTGTTGTGCTTGGAACACAAAATATAGATGCACCACCACCTGATCCACCATCGCCACCATCTGATCTACAATTTGTATTAGTTCCTGATCCACCTGTTCCTGGATTACCCCATGATCTACTTGCACCTTTACCACCACCTGTAGAAGTAATGTAACCCGCAATAGTATCTGCACCATTTGAAGCATTTGTAGGCCCTGGTGCTGGCGCTGCTGCACATGCACCTGCTCCACCTGCTCCAATTGTAATTGTATTTGGTCCTGAAGAAAAAAATATTTTTTCTCCACCTGGGAAAGAAGTTCTATATCCACCTGCTCCTGCACCTGCTCCTGCGGCACCTGAACTTGGATGACCTGCTCCGCCACCACCACCACCTGCTACTACTAAATAATCAAAACCTATTCCTTTATCTGCAATAGTTAGATTTGCTGATGCTTTAAATTGTGCAATGTTATTTATACCATCAGTTGATGTAACTGGTGCATTTGGTGCACTATCTGTTGTTAAAAATATTCCTGATCCAGGTGTTCTTACGATTACAATACCTGAACCACCTGCTGCTCCTGCTCCTCCAGTGTTGTAACCGCCACCACCGCCACCACCGCCTGTGTTAGTAGTACCTGCAGTTGAAGCAGTTGTAAGTGAACCAGGTGTTCCTGTACCACCAGCTCCGCCACCACCAGCTCCGCCAGCTCCGGCTGATCCTGGTGTTCTTTTTCCACCTGCACCACCACCAGCATATGATGTGTCTGTTCCTGTAATTGTATTAGGTGCGCCTGCACCTCCAACACCTGATGTTGGATTACTAGCATTTCCACCTGCTGCTGTGGCTCCACCACCACCTCCACCTGCATCTAATCCCGCAGGTGCACCAGCACTTAAACCACCAGGATTACCTTGATCTGGGTCAGTTTCTGGGACATTACCTAAACCTGCTGGTCCAGGTGTTGGGTTGTCCCCTTCCATACCACCACCAGAACCTCCTGGTGAACCTATACCTGCAGCAGGATTAGGTGAAGAATTACCACCACCAAAACCACCTCCTGCAGATGTAATACATCCAAATACAGAATCACTTCCACTTGTTCCAACTGTGCATGATGTTGAAGATGTAGGGGCTGCAGAACCACCAGCTCCAACTGTAACTGCATATGTTCCTAAACCTAAACTTTGTGCTGTTCCTTGTAATGGACTTGGTCCATATCCTGATGCACGATAACCTCCAGCTCCACCACCACCGCCGCCTCTAGTAGCACCAGATCCACCACCAGCAACCACCATGTAATCTATTGATGCTGTTCTTGTTACCCAATTATTATCTTTTACGAAATCATATACGGTATTTAAATCCCAAATACCTGGTGCTTGAGTACCACATGTAAAATTTTCTGAAAGGATTACTGTTCCTTTACCACCAGCTTTACCATTAATGTCAGGTGTACTATTACCGCCTCCACCGCCACCGCCAGTATTTGCTGTTCCTGCAGATCCAAATGATGCTAATGATCCATCTCCACCACCTCCATCTCCACCTGGAGAAGTTCCTGGATCACCACTTGGTCCACCGCCACCACCACCACCTGCTAATGCATAAGGTGTGCAAGAAATTGTTATTGCAAGTCCATCTCCACCTGCTCTTGATCCATCAGTACAACCAGCTTCGCCATAACCTCCACCACCTGCTCCTTGAACTGAACCACCACCTGCGTTTCCTTGGGGTCCACCTTGTGCTGCAGGTTTAGCAGGTGTATTACCTGATCCTGCAGATCCACCAGATTTACCACCACCAGATCCACCATTACCACCACCTGAAGAACCACCTTGTCCGCCACCGCCACCACCGCCAGCTGTAAAAGTTGTTCCACCTAAAACTATTGTTGTATCACCACCTGAAGATCCTGATCCACCAGGATGAGGTCCACCTGCTCCACCTGCTGCAATTGTTACTGGAACGGTTGCACCACCACAAACTGAAACTGCTGAGAGACATGAATTACAAAAACTTTTTAAAACTCCACCAGCTCCACCGCCACCACCATAGTTAGAACCACCTCCACCACCAGCAGCAACTGCTACGAAGTCAACAGAAGAAGTTGTAGATTCAAGTGTATGACAAGCCGAAGCATCTATCTTTGTTGTTTTAACAGCAGGTTTTGCTGATACTGTATTTACAGGTCCAATTATTCCGCCATTGCCAGCCATAATTTAAACCTCCTATGCGTCGTCTATAACTTCATATGAAACAAAAAGCGTTAAATCTGAAGCTGCGCTTGCTCCGCCTTCTAATACATCACCTTCTTCTAGATAGATAGGTGTATCTGCTAAAACTAAAACCGCATCAGCTGGAACTGAAACAGTGCTAGCTATTTTAAAAAGAGCTCCAGATACAGATGATCCTGTTGCTG